GTGAGAATCTGTATACCAAGGAATATCTGCGCGAGCGCCTTCAAACAGGCATTGTGCGTATCACCTTCGACAAGGTGAATGGTGATCGCCGCATTATGACATGCACTCTTCAGGAGCAGTATTTGCCGCCACCCTCACCGGAAGAGAAGCGTCCGGAACCTAAGGATAGCTTGGCCGTTTGGGATTTGACTGCTAATGGGTGGCGAAGCTTTCGTCTAGATAAGATCATCGCAATTGAGGAGGGCGTGACGTATCCATGACTGTATTGAATGTATCTGGGCTTAAGAACTCTGCTACGAGCCTTGGCCCTGGAGCCGATGGTACCTATGCACATATTGGTGCGCGTGGTGGTACCGAAATGATGATGGACGGGCTTCGGCGTTATGTGACGCCTGAGCTTCTTGGTGAATATAACATCATCTGTTCGCGTGTGCGTGAACTGCATCCGACAAAGAAGAATATTCTGTGGCTGCATGACACGTGGGATGACCCTGAGTCTGAGCATCTTGCAGACGAGAAGGCACGCAAGCGTTTTGCAAAGCTGGTGTTCGTATCAAACTATCAGCAAGCAACCTACAATGTCGGGCTTGGTGTCCCGCATTCTGAGGGTGTGGTGCTACAGAATGCTATCGACCCGATCCCGCAGCATGAGAAGTCCAAGGAAGGTCCGCTGCGTCTGATCTATCACACTACGCCGCATCGTGGGCTTGAGCTTCTGGTCCCTGTGTGCGAGCATCTGGCTGAGGCTGGGTTTGACTTTCATCTGGACGTTTATAGCTCATTCAGCATCTATGGTTGGTCGCAACGTGACGAGCCGTATCAGCCAATCTTTGATCGCATTCGCCAGCATCCGAAGATGACGTATCATGGCTATCAGCCGAACGATGTGGTGCGTGATGCGCTGCAACGAGCGCACATCTATGCATACCCGAACATCTGGCCTGAGACGAGCGCGATTAGTGTCATCGAGGCCATGAGTGCTGGGTGTACTATTGTGTGCCCGAATCATGCTGCGCTGCCTGAGACGACTGCTGGCTTTGCTGCCATGTACCCGTTCACCGAAGATGTGAATGCACATGCCAATCGTCATGCATCTGTTCTGGCTGAGGTTCTTAATGGGTATTGGAGTGAGGGTAATCAGGCCAAGCTGAGATTTCAGAAGCTCTATACGGACAACTTCTATTCATGGCAGCTTCGCGCGCGCCAGTGGGAATCTTTCCTGGCCAATCTGGATCAAGCATGAGAAAGCTTAAGCTGCCGCTCTCCGAGACAAAGTATCTCGGAGACGAGCCTATTTGGGTGTCTGACCAGACGAGCGAAACAAGTCTGGTGTATGCATATAACTGGTATCGCGCGGCCCTAGAACCTAAGGTCGCGCGACTGGTGCTTGCTGATTACATGCAACATGCAAAACAATATACGCAAGATGATATTGAGTTGCTGGATTATATCGAGGACTGGCGATTTGATGTGACAAATCTGCCTGCACTTGGTCGCATGATCATGCGTGGATTAACCCCAACTGCACGGCAGCAAGAGCGGCTTGACACAGAGATTCCTTTGCTTCTGCAACGTGCGCGTGAAAAGCGCGATGCTGCGCGGGAATCAGCGCGCCGACTTAAGGTAAAGATTGTGCCTGCAGCACCTAAAGACCCTGCGGGTGATGCAATGAATATGATTGAATGTGCGCTTGATACCGGCGCGCCAGTTGATGTGACTGGTATTCTTAAGATGCATCAACCACGCCCTGCTGATCTTAAGAATGATACAGAACGCATGGCGCGACTTGTTGAAGAGGTGCAACATGCATTTGATCGCACCGATGAACAATGCGTAGAGGCTTATCGTAGCTACTCCAAGAAGCAATTGCGCGACATGCTTGCACGCTATGCTGGCGTGCTGCAAGCTATCAATCTTTACTGTTCGGCTAATATCAAGCCACCAAAGGTTCGTAAGGCGCGACCCAAGTCGCCTGAGAAGCTTGTAGCCAAGCTGCGATATCTTGATCGATTTGATGAGCTTGGGCTTGTCAGCATCGACCCGAAGGATATCATTGGCGCAACTGAGGTGCTGATCTATCACCCAGCGCGGCGATATGTCTATAGGTATGTTGCACCTCTTGGGTCAAAGCTATCTGTTCGCCGTAGTATGATTGACGGTTATGACCCGAAGCTATCATTCAGAAAGAAGCTGCGTTTGCCAGACGATACGCTAAAGCGTCTGCTATCTGGTGGCATCAAGTCTGTGGCAAAGACGTTTGAAGCCATCAAGACTAAGCCAGCAGAAGCCAACGGCACAGTCAATGCGCAGATGTTAATCCTGCGCGTCGGCAAGTAGCCATTGACATCATGCCATCAATCTGGTACTATACATATAATATGGAGAAGGATGGTGCACCTGGTACATAATAAGCAAGTGGTAGATGAAAACCTCATCCGCCACATGGTTCTCAATAGCCTGCGCAGCTATCGGCAGAAGTTTTCGCATCAGTTTGGTGATTTGGTTATCTGTTGCGATGACAAGCGGTATTGGCGTCGTGAAGTGTTTCCACACTACAAGGCCAATCGCAAGAAGGACCGCGATGCATCTAACATTGACTGGCCGACGCTGTTCGAGGCGATGGCTAAGATCAAGGACGAACTGCGCGAGCATATGCCTTACAAGGTTATTCAGGTAAATCGCGCAGAGGCCGACGATGTTATCGCTGCGCTCTGTCACTATCATGGGCGCTTTATCAATAGCGATGCCAACGAAAAGATTCTGATTCTTTCTGGCGACAAAGACTTCGCACAACTCCAGAAGTATGCGAATGTGCACCAGTATGCGCCGGTGCAGAAGAAGATGATCCCGATTGACAACCCTGAGCGATTCCGACGCGAGCATATCATGTCTGGCGACCGTAGTGACGGCGTGCCTAACTTTCTGACAGAAGATGATGCGCTTGTCTCTGGTCGTCGTCAGCGCCCTCTGCCGCGCGCTAAGATTGATGAGTGGTGCAAGATGGAGCCTGATCAGTTTTGCGATGATGCGATGATGCGTGGTTATCGTCGCAATCAGATGCTTGTCGATCTTGACATGGTGCCTGAAGATATTCAGAAGGATGTCATCAATACCTTTGAGACTGCAACACCTGCGTCCAGAACCGCGATGATGCCGTATTTTATGGCGAAGCGTCTGCGCCAGCTTACAGACAGTATCAGTGACTTCTAAAGGAGGAAAGATTAATGCCGACTAAGAGCCTCGCTCAAATCGTGAGTGAGATTGAGAAACAAAAGACCAAGGCCGGGCAGGTCAAGGTCATTCTTGAAAATGACAGCGAGGCGCTGCGTATGGTATTTGAATTCACGCATGACCCATTTCTGCAATGGCTTGTGCCTGACACTGACCCGCCGTATAAGCCTCTCGATGATAGCCTTGATCAGGAAGGACGCTTTCATAAGGAAATCAAGAGGCTTGTGTATTTTACCAATACACCTGATGGTCTAGCCACAAACCGCATGAGGCGCGAGCAGCTATTTGTTCAGCTACTTGAGATGATTGATCCTGCCGATGCAAAGCTGCTGCTGCGTATGCGTCGCAAGGATATCAAGGTGATGGTGGGTGCGATCAAGGAAGCTTATCCGAAGATGACGGGGCACTGGAAGTGAACTATAATGACGTTGCCATCATTGTCGGCAATGGTACGTCGCGTAAGGTCATGGACCTTGCCGCGATGGTTCGCACTATGGGTGATAAGCGCCCGCGTATCTACGGCTGCAATGCGCTTTACCGTGAATACGAATCGGCTGGGTATATCGTACCTGACTATCTTGTGGCCATCGATGATGGCATCATCACGGAGATTGAGTCCAGCAGCTTTCCAGCAAAGCGCGTGGTGGTACCACCTGACGATGAGCGATGGGAGCCACAAGAGCTTCACATGACATCTGGTAGGCCGCGCGGCAATGCTGGTATGGCTGCTATGCTTGCAGCAATTCGCGCTGGCGCAAAGACTCTACTGTGCGTCGGGTTCGATTCATTCTTGCAGGATGCGAAGCAGTCGGTGAGCAATCTGTATGACGGCACAGCAAACTATGGTCCAGAGACGCGCGCCAACGTAGCAGACAACTTCGGTCGTGTGCGATATATGGCTTGGGTTGCTAGAACGAACCCAGACATTGACTTCGTGTTTGTTTACCCAGAAGGTATGAGTGCAGTGCCGATGGGTGAGACTAATATATTTCAATCAACATTTAATAATCTGATGGAGAGCGGTGCATAATGCGTGTTCATGTTAGAGGTCGAATGGGTGTTCAGCTTCTGCAGGCATTCGTTGGTATCGGTCGTCTAGGTGAAGATGAGCGCCCTGTTGTCGTTGTCAACAGCGGTGGTGACATTCCTGGTGCAAAGACATCTCAGCTTCATTGGGTAACTGACCCTCAGTGTGAGGTGCGCGAAGATCATGAAGGTATGCGAAAGACTCCATACTGGCATGGAGGCGCAGCAGCTACAGCGTTTCGTGGGCGTGAGAATACGATGCGTTGGCTTCCGCTGCTTGAACACGCAGAGAACAAGCCAAACAATCTGATCATTGTGCATATGCGCGGTGGTGACAAGCCTGTAGCCACAATTGAAGCCTACAAACGATTCGTAGCTCATGTGCGCGAGCAGCATCCGAATGGTAGCATCGCGCTAATGAGTGATGATGTCGCAATGCTAGATGAAATTGATTCGAATAGGACTATACATCTTGTGGGTGAGCCTGATGAAGATTGGTTTGCCATTCTGAATGCGAAGCATGTGTATTGTGCAACGTCATCCTTTGTGACAAGCACGCTGCTTTATAACCCGCAGAAGAAG